CAGGTCCACAAGGTACCGCAGGTACTCCAGGTTCAGTTGGTACTGCGGGTGCAACAGGTCCTACAGGTCCTGCTGGTGCCTCTATTTACATTCTTGGTTCTTATCCAGATTACGCATCATTAGCAGCAGCTCAACCTCTTGGTGGAGTTGGCGATGGTTATTTAGTAAACGGTGTTCTATTTATATGGGGCGGTTCTTCTTGGGTTAGCGCTGGTGCTATTCAAGGACCAACTGGTCAACAAGGTCCACAAGGTATTCAAGGTGCAACAGGACCACAGGGTGACACTGGCCCACAAGGACCTCAAGGTATTCAAGGCATTCAAGGACCAATTGGTCCTACAGGATTAACTGGCGCAACTGGTGCGCAAGGAACACAAGGTATTCAAGGTATACAGGGTGTAACAGGTCCAACTGGTCCTCAAGGACCACAAGGTGTTACTGGTCCAACTGGTATTCAAGGACGCGGTCTTGCAATCCTTGGTTCATTTGATACTTTTGCACAGTTAACTGCAACAATCACAAGTCCAGTACTTGGTGATGGATATTTAATTCAAGGTCAATTATATGTTTGGCAAGGTTCTGCATGGATTAACGCAGGATTTGTTCAAGGACCAACAGGACCTACAGGTCTTACAGGTGCACAAGGACCAACTGGTGCGACAGGCGCTGCATCTACAGTTCCTGGACCTACGGGTGCAACTGGTCCTACACCATTTACCGTTATTGGAACATGGCAATCTGGTATTTCTTACACGCCAGGTCAAGCGGTTTTCTATGACACTCCAACATTAAAGGGAACCTATCTACGCAGAAATAATGCATCTACCGCTGGAATTACTCCGCTAGATGACCCAGCAGGTTGGCAAGTAATTGTTGCCGCAACTATTGGACCAACTGGAGCTACAGGTCCACAAGGTTTAACTGGTTTACAAGGTCCTACAGGTGAACAAGGACCGCAAGGTATAACAGGTCCAACAGGAAGTCAGGGTTTACTAGGTCCAACAGGCCCTACAGGCACTACACTACTTAATGTAGATGGTGGCGGCCCTGCAACTAATTATGGAGGAGTCATCACTATTAACGGTGGAGGAGTTGACGGTAACTAATGGCAATTAAATTACAATTACGTCGTGGAACTGCATCTGAGTGGTCTTCAACTAACCCTCTACTTTCAGAAGGTGAACTCGGTCTTGAACTTGACACTGGAAAGTTTAAGGTTGGTAATGGAACTCAAAACTGGAATGCGTTAGTATATGCATCTGGTATTCAAGGACCAACAGGACCACAGGGACCAGCTGGCGCTAACGGCGTTGCTGGTGCAAACGGTGCTGCAGGACCTCAAGGTCCAACAGGACTTCGCGGACCAACAGGTGCTCAAGGACCTGCTGGAGACGGAGGAGTTGGACAACTACTAGCTATGGATGCGCAGTTAGAACTTGGAATTTTCTTTCCGCGTTATTCACAGACTCGTACAACTACCGTTGTTCAAACCGTTATTCCACCGATTACGTTAATTTAGGAAGGTATTAATTAATGGCACGTAATATTGCGCCCGAAGATTATGTCTTTAACCCAACAACAAAGACAATCACTATTGAGCGTTACATCAAGAAAATTCACATCTTCCTTATTGTTAACGCAACAACTAACCAGATTCTTTTTAATTTTTCTGACCCAAACCTTAAAGCAACAGTAAGTTACGTTTATCCTGATGTAAGCGTTTCTAATCCTTTTGGAAATACAGACTACAAAACTATTATTCAGCTAGACCCTTCCCTTAACACAACGGGGATGCTGTCAACAGACACTCTTCAAGTTGTTGTTGACGACGAAAATCAAAAAATTACCTTTGATGATACCTTTATTGACGGCGCTCAAAAACTTCGTACTTCAACTCCACAGTCTCTTATGGATACTGACTTTGAGTACTCAGTACAGCCATCTAAGTGGGAGGCTCTTTTCCTACACAACAACTATCCATCATTCTTTGCAAAAGGTACTGGCGGTAACTCCCTTGATATTGTTTCAATGGTTGGAAACGGAGTTCGTCCACGTTCCACTATTACAGTGACCACTCTTCTCCCACACGGACTTGTTCCTGGACAGGTAGTGTCAGTCCAAGAAACACTTAACTATCTTGCAGAAGGTACTTCTTTAATTACATCTGCGCCAACACCAGAAACTTTTACCTACACCGCTCGCGGCGTTGTAGCAGGGGACATTCTTTCTGGAACCCTTACAAGCGTTTACGGTGGAGATATATTTGATGGTGCCCACATTCCTGGAGGAAACTTTCCTATTGGCGGTGTCTCAACTCTAAATACTTTCCGTGCGACAACCGATGGTGCTTCGCCTATATCAAAGGTGACTGTAACATTTAATAATCCGCACGGAGTTTATCCAGGCGCCCTTATTGTTGTATCTGGTACTCAGAGTTTTGACGGTAACTGGTCAGTAAGCGAAGTGCCAACAACTACAACTTTATCTTTCCAACTTGACCGTCAACAATCAGCAATCTCTGTTCCATCAACAGCTATTATTTTAACTAAAGGCGACGGTTATATTGTTCACAGACCGTTTGATGGCGGTGTATCTTTAACAACTGGTACCAATACAATGGGTAACCAAGTTATTCGTCAGACTCGACGTTACTTCCGTTACCAGTCTGGTAAAGGACTTCAGTTCTCAACAGGTGCTCAATTAACTCCTGTTTTTGACGTAGAACAGATGTACCTAAACGGAGGTTCAGTAGGTCCAGCAATTGTTACAGTAAAAACTGTACAAGACCACGGCTTGCAAGCTGGTGTAGGAATTCAAGTTGAGGGCGTAATAACTCGTGGACACTACAACCCATTTAATGGTGAAAACTTTGTTGTTACTCAGATTATTGATGTAAACACCTTTACTTATGCAGTTAATCTAACTCAAACAGTTCCTCTTGTTGACCAAAATCCAGCTGGTATTAACGTATACGTTCACGCTCGTACCTGGTACGGAGCTGTTACACGTACAGGTATGTTTGATGACCAAAACGGCTTTTACTTTGAATATGACGGAACTAAAATGTATGTTGGTCGTCGCCACTCAGAAAAAGAAGGTATTGGTCGCGTTAACGTTACTCAAAACTCTTCTTTCGTAGAAGGTCTTTCTACTCAATTTAGAAAACAGCTTGTAGTAGGTCAGTCAATTGTTATTAAGGGTGCTGTCTATAAAGTTGTTCAAATTAACTCTGCAACATCTCTGAATATTGCACCTGCCTATAAAGGTGTAAGTGGACGTCGCACAAGATTTATGATTGTTCAAAATGAGCGTGTTCCGCAAGAAGAGTGGAATATTGACCGTTTTGATGGAACAGGTCCTTCTGGTTACAAGCTAGATGTTGGTCGTATGCAGATGGTCTTCATTGACTATACATGGTATGGTGCTGGAACCATTCGTTGGGGAATGCGTGGCGTAAACGGAAAAGTTTTCTGGTGTCACAGACTTCCAATGAACAACGTTAACAACGCTGCTTACCAGCGTTCAGGTAACCTACCTGCTCGTTACGAAGTCTCTAATGACCCTAACTACTTCTCACGTATGTTAGCTGGAGGGGCTGCGGGAACACTTGGGTCACAGCTTGGTCCAGATGACACAGTAATTTGGGTTGAAAACACCAAGGACTGGCCACCAGCTGGTTACATCTATGTGCGTGACAACCAAAACTGCGAAATTATGCGCTACTCGTCAGTAGGTGCATATGACCCTGCTAAGTACGCTGCACCAATTTATATTGCTGAGCGTCGCGCATCTATTACCCAGATTTACCCAGACATTCCATTTACATTCTCTGGAACAAAGACTCGCGTAACATTTACGCCCGACTCTTCGTTTACAGGTGTTGGTGGAGATGCTCAGGTTGCAGTTCAATCGATTACTCAGAACTGCGCACCAATTATCAGCCATTGGGGTTCATCAGTTATTATGGATGGTCAGTTTGATGATGACGTATCATTTATCTTTACTGGTGGTATGACTAAGCTTCTCAACGTAGCGGCTGGTGTTACCCGTCCGCTAGTAGCTGTTCGTTTGGCGCCGACTGTTGATAACGCTATTGCTCGTAACTATGGTATTCGAGAACTCACCAACCGTATGCAGTTGAAGATGAACTCAATTGGTTGTACCACTAACGGACAATTCCGTATTGATGGTGTTCTTAATCCAGCAAAAATTGAGTACACTAACTGGACTCCTGCACAGCTAACAACTACTCGTTCTTCTGTAACTGGTACTGCTTTGTTAAACTTTATTACCGTCAACGATGCAGCAGGTACAAACGGCTTAGTTCCAGGTATGCGTGTGTCAGGTACAGGTATTGGAACAGGTGCTACTATCGCCTCTGTATCAGCTAACCGCGTAACCCTATCCGTAGCTAACACAGGTGCTGTTTCTGGAACTATTACATTTGTTCCTAGAACTGGGTACATAGGTATCCCAGATGACTGGGCTCGTGACCAGGTAGGTTCAGGTTCTTTGGCTCAGATTATCTACTTTGATAACTCTGGTCCTGGAGCTGGTGGCGTCCAAGCAGCCTCTGGCCTAATTACAGGCGGTGACTCCGTAGCATCGTTCTACACCGAAAACGGTGGTGGTACTAACTACAACGTATCTAACTACGACCTAACTAAGATTCGCGACCTAGGTAACTCAATCCTCAGCGGAAACGGCAATGTATCTAGCCCATCGTTCCCTAATGGACCTGATATCCTGGTGTTGACCGCTACTAATATCGGTACAGCAGCCGCGAATATTTCAGCCCGTATCTCATGGACAGAGGCTCAGGCATAATGTCCAAGGTTTACTATGGCAAGGCATTTAAAAATGCTACACTTTTAATAACCTCGGAAGGTAGGTAATAACACATGCCCGATTACTCATCACTGTCTACGCAGATTACTGCGGTTAAGACAGAGATTACAGATAGTCTTGCGGCGAGCACATATACCGCACAGGACCTTGTGTTCGTATCCAAGGCGTTAGAAACCCTTGGTGCCCTACTAGGGGTTAATGATATAGTTGCTGCAACTGCTGACCGCGTTGCTGCAATTACCTCTGCTGGTACAACGCAGGTAACTGCTGTTAATTCGGCAGGTTCAACCCAAGTAACTGCGGTTAATAACGCAGGAAACAGTAAGTTAGCTGCTATTCAAGCGGAAGCTGCTGACTTAACCATTCTCAACTACATAGGAGTACTAGCATAATGCCAACTACAGTAACCCGTTTTAGAGCAGGTACTGCTGGAACTACTGATGGCTCTGCCTACTCAGTTCCTGCAAATAACACTGCAATTATTACAAACATCATTCTTTCAAATAAGACTGGTGCTACAAGAACTGTGACCATCACAACTGGTGGATTTTCTTTTTGCACAGGTCTTCAGGTTCCACCAAACGGAACCGTCAATTTCGATGCTCGCACAGTATTGAACGCTACGGAAACAATCACTGTTACTGCAGATGTTGCAGCCTCAGTTGACTTTTTGATTTCTGGCGTTTTGATTTCTTAACAACCAGGTAAAGGACAGGTATATAAATGGCTATTAGTTCAAGCAAAGAATTTATCGTATTCCCAAACGATAATTCTGGTCGCGTTTACGTAAAAGAGCAGGCCTTTACAGCCAGTGGTACCTGGACAGTTCCTGCTGGTGTAACAAGCGCTCAAGTCATCCTTGTTGGTGGCGGCGGTGGCGGCGGTGGCGGAAGCCAAAACGTCGCGGGTGGCGGTGGCGGTGGAGGACAAGTTATTGTTCGTAACATTGACGTCAACCCTCTACAGACCTACACAGTAACAATTGGTGCAGGTGGTCAAGGTGGTCTTGGAGCACTTACTGGTGCTGCAGATGAAATAAGCACACTTCCAGGTGGTAACGGTACTCCTACCTCATTTGGAACTATTACTGTTGCTAACCTTTTGACAAACACAGACTTTGATTACAACATTCTTGGTTGGGACTCAGACATTGTATTCCGTTCTGCAACTGGTATCTCAGGTCAGTCA